ATTCCGGGAGGAACTTACAAATTACCTTTCGATACAGCTGATGGTATGTGTATGTCACCCCTCGTTTCTCGGGGAAAAGGAACAACTATCCTTGGTTTCCATCTATGTGGTCAAGGCCGCACGGGTGGCTGTGGTTATTTAACATTTGATCAGGTCGAAACTGGTTTGTGCCTTCTCGCTGATATTCCTGGTGTTGTTAGAACTGTAAGCCGAGGGACTTTGCCAAAGGACCAGTTTGGGACTAAACTCATTGAGGGACAAGACATACATCGGAAGAGTGCAACTCGTTTCTTGAGTGAGGGATGTTCTATTGAAGTTTATGGTCCTACTTCCGGAAGGGCTACACCGAGTTCTTCCGTAGTTTCGACAATAATTTCCGATACTGTTACGGAGGTTACTGGAGTACCGCAGAAGTGGGGACCGCCTAGGATGAAGGGTGAAGGCGTTTACCCATACCAGGTGGCATTAGAGCAGTTGTCTCATCCATCGTTATCTTTAGGTAGCATTATGGTTAAGGCTGTTCGTTGTTATCGCATGCAATTTTTGAAGATTCGTAAGAAACTGCCTAAGTTGTTTAAGGAATGCAAACCTTTAACACAAGTTCAGACAGTTTGTGGAATCATCGGAAGGCGTTTTATTGATGCAATGAATTTCGACACTTCACCTGGGTGGCCTCTATGTGGAAAGAAGACCAAACTTTTGATTGATCTTGATCCTGACAAGTATCCAGATAGTGGGAAGCCCAGAACATTCGTCCCAAAAATTTGGGAAGAAGTCGAACGTATTAAGAAAGTGTTATTATCCGGGGAACGTTGTTATTGTGTTTGGAAGGCTTGTTTGAAAGATGAGCCGACAAAATTAACCAAAGACAAGGTACGCGTCTTTCAAAGTGCACCTCTTGCGTTACAGCTTCTTATTCGTATGTATTTCCTCCCTATTGTTCGTATTATTCAATTGAACCCATTATTATGTGAGTGTTTAGTGGGTGCAAATGCTGAAGGCCCTGAGTGGGGACAACTTAATGAGTTTATGAATTCTAAAGGTAAAAATGTTCTTGCTGGGGACTATAGTAAATACGATCAAAGAATGCCTGCACAACTTGTCATAGCTGCTTTTTCGATTTTGATTTGGGTTGCTGAACATTTATGCGAGTATCCTGAAGAGGACATCAGGTTAATGAAGGCGTTAGTAGCAGAAATTGCTTATCCTTTGATGGCTTACAATGGCGATATGTTGATGTTATTTGGGTCGAATCCTTCGGGACAAAATTTGACAGTTATCATCAATTCCATTGTTAATAGCTTATTATTAAGGAGCTGCTATTACACGAAGTATCCAAAAGAACCAGTTGGATCCTTCACTGATTATTGCGCGTTTGGAACATATGGTGATGATGTTAAGGGAACAGTGTCCGAAGAGAGAACCCTTTTCAATCATATTACATTTGCTGAGTTTTTGTCAACGTTCGATATGAAATTTACTATGCCTGATAAGGAATCTATTGCCACTGAGTATATGGATGCCAATGAAGCAGATTTTCTAAAGCGTAGTAATTTCTACCATCCCGATTTAAAGACAAATGTAGGTGTGCTTGCTGAAGATTCCATTTTCAAGCGATTGCATGCCCATTTGCGATCCGGGGAATTATCGTTGGAGCAGCAAGCAGCGCAAAATATTGACACATCTCTCCATGACTGGTTTTATTATGGAAGAGAGACATTTGAACATCGTCTTTTAGAAATGAAAGATGTTGCGTCCAAAGCTGGAATTACCCAATTGTGTCAAGGGTTAGACAGGAGCTATGAAGGTCGTGTTCAGGATTGGTTACGGAAGTACCGACCTGAAGACGCTGATCCTGTCAATGAAGTTAGGACTACCTTTCGTGAGAATTAAATGGTTAAATTCTCCACCCCGAAGTCCATCGGGGTTCTTGTGTATAGTAAAAACGGACTGTGTATATATGGTTTACCAATTTTATATGTGTTTTGTGTCATGTGCACTTATAAAATTAGGCTTTGTACATATTGGCATGGTGCTCGGCCATACTTCTATTTAGGAGAGTAGTTAGCCACTACACTATCATCACACCTCCCTACAGTTTAAGTCAACTGTAGGATTTGTAAATACTGACTTACTAACAAACTTTTATTACTTATTTATAGATTATTTTGTAAAAAGATGTTTAGGCCCCAAATGGGAATCGTGGCTGAGGCTTCGATTCAGAAGAAGGGGACTTTTACTGCTCAAGAAAATGTCGATTTTTCGGATCAAATGCAAC